TATGTTTTTTAAAAATATACACTTTTTGAACAAAAATACAAATTTTACCTTTTTAGATTAATTTATTTTAACTTTTATGTTCATCATATTATAGTCTATTTTCTTAATTCTTTTGGTTATATTTGAAAAATATATAATTAGGGGAAGAATGATTAAATTTATGATGTATTTGCATCATAACACAATTTTATCAATAATTATAATAATTACTTAAAGAAAAAAACTATAATTATAATAAAAAATAAAAACATACATTTACAAATATTTCGAAAAATATGTAATTTAAATTGTAAAAAATAAATAATGCCAATTGTAAATATTTATATTTATATTTGCAATCAATAAAAAAACAATTAATGTAATTAGCAGATTATGGCAGTTGACTTGGTTATATTCAGATGTCCAAAATACAAAACCTTTAAATCCCAGTCCCATTTATAAACATTCAACAACAAATAATTAATAAAATAAACTCATTAAATGATCAATCGTCGTATTATAATACTTATGCTCAAACATATCAACAAGAAATTGTTATGATTCGCGAGACAATTAAAAATATGACGAATAATAATAAGGTTAATTGTAGTGTAACCGATGTAAAACATAATTTTGATTCAAATGAATTGACAATTGATTTGTCAAATATTGATAAATATTATGAAAATGTTAATGATTTGAAATTTGATAAATTAGTATCAAATATACGAGTTATTGAGATGTAATTATTATTTTATATATCAATATATGATTTATGCAATGAATGATTGAATAATATTTTAGTAGAATTGAATATTTATAAAAATATAATTATTTATCATAAATTGTACATTATTTTATTAATTTCAATTTCTTAAGACAATTGTATAAAAAAAATATATGTTGCATTGTATATGAGGAAATATAAATTAGTTATAGAAGATAATTTTATAATTTCTGCAAAAAATAATGTTAGCTCAATAATACAATCAAATTTAGTTAATTTACTTAATATACAAAAAATAGGAGGTAGTGATGACAAAGCAGGTGTTTTATTATACGATAACATAAATAAGAAAATACTAACGGTAAGCAATGAAGATGACCATGATATAGGTATTCCAAAAGGAAGTGTTAACAAAGGAGAATCATCATTAGAAGCAGGATTTCGTGAATTAAAAGAAGAAACAGGTATTATATTTCAAGATTTGCCAAAAATAGTTGACACTTTTGAATTTAAATTTAATAAATCGAATATTATAATATATGTTGTACTATTTCCAAATGGTAGTACTATTGATCATCATTATATTGCACCAAGTGAACATATTTATAATGTCAAATGGAGAACAAAAACAGACATTATTACAAATATTGAACATGTAAATACAACAATTCGTAAAAAAAATTATCTTTCTGATCGAATAATAAAACTATTTGATACTAATTATACAGATACAATACTTCCTTTGGTTACACTTGTAAATCATGAGCTTGATATTAATGATCCAAATTTAAATGCTTTTGTTAGTGTTGAAACAAAATACGTATAAATATTAAATAATTATTTTTTAAATCAAATCTAACATATCATTAACAGAATAAACATTTTGTTTAGATCGTACAGAATCTATTATAAACGGTACTCTTTTATATACTTGTAAATTATTAACATGAGTTCCAAATCGATTAAAATTATTTTGATAATTATTTATTAAAATCTATATTGTCTGTATTAATTTTAGTTGCAAAGTTAACACTGTCATCTTTTATCTTGTCAAGATCTTTGGCAACTATGCGGGTATTTATTTTCTTTCGTTTAATTTTATTCTTTTTAAGAATTCTAGATATAGATGTTATTGATATTTCTTTGTTTAAATGTAAATGAATATCATTCAAAGAACATCCGACATTATTATCTACATAATTAACAATGATTTTATCATAATTATGAATTTTTGAAGATTTGTGAACATTTTTATTTTCTTTAACAATTTCAGTGGTTACTTGTATATTGTTGTCAAAATAATATCTGTATATTCTAAACCATTGATACAAAGTACCAATAGAAATATCTAAAATTTTAGATATTTCAGTCATACTTTTTTCGCTATTATAATTTTCAATAACTACATTAATTATGTCTACACTAAGTCATTAAAATAATAATATATAAATATATTATTATTTTTCGGGTATTTTTAAAATTTTTTTTGAAAATTACTGTATATGGTTTTGTAATAGCAAGTTTATGGTTTTATTGTAGATTATTTTTATTTGGATATCTTTTATTAATGTCGTATAAATTTTATACAATAACAACAAATGGAAATCTATTAATAGTTTGTTCATTATTACTATATTATATAAACATACAATGGTTTTTTCTATTATTAAAAAATCAATTAACATATGGAATAATTAAATTATTTCTTTATTCTATTAAAAATTGAAAAAATAAATTGATCAAATAAATAAAATATTTATTTGATCAATTCACATATAGTTTATCAAAATGAATATTATTGATGATCCTGATTGGGATATTGTGCCAGAACCAAGTGATTTTGGTGATTGGAATGACGATTATAATGATTATCAATCGACATGTTATTTAAGTGAAACAGAATCATATATTGCATCAGAATTAACAGAGTATGATTATGAGTATATGTTATTTGATTGTAAATTTTATAATTATAAAATAATTATAAAATTTTTTTTATAAATTAAGTTACTTTATAAAAAATTGAAAAAATAAATTACTAATTTTGCTAAAATAATTAGGATTAGTACCGTAGCCATTTTGGCTCAAGACGCTTGATGGTTCTCCATCTTGTTGTTCTTGCTTTACAACGATGGACTTTTTCCGTCGTGGTTTGACCGTGATCCGCAAACGGTCCAGAGGAGAACGAGCGCCGTCATCTCCAGGCAGAAGTGATCAGCATAATGCAGAAATTTTGCGATGTTTGATCAACGCCTTCCTCATTGATGCACAGGAGCAACATCCGTCGTATGAAGGCTTTCGGCCAGCGACAATGTACCGTGTCACATTGAGCAATTTGTGCACACGTGCACATATGCTTGGATTGTGGATGATACAAGATAAATGTCGCAGTATGCCACAGCCGAGGACGGTTCGCAATTTCATCATCGCCCGCCAGCATGTGCAGTGTATGAAACACTTTTTGCGTATTGATCCAATCACGCAGGAAGTAACACTTGTACAAGGCGATGCGAAGCGACCGTTAATGGTACCGATGGATTTCGATGCCAATTCGTTGCGTGGCAATGCATCAAATGAAAGTGAGAATGAAGACTCAAACGACGACGATAATTGGTACGACGAAGTACCAGAATATGAAAGTGTTGTCTCGTCTGATGATGAAGAGTATGACGAGTTGTCATCAAATGGCAATGAATCGGACGGAGATACATTTCATGATGTTTGAGTCGTCGTGTGTCAAGACGCCCGTTGGTTGTTTCATATTAGTATTTACCCAAAAATGGGTTGTTTGTCTTTTTACCTTAAGACTCCAGTGTTCTTTTATTAAAAACAAAAAAACAAAAAAACAAAAAAACAAAAAAACAAAAAAACAAAAAAACAAAAAAACAAAAAAAATAGAATTAATAAAATTATAGACTCTATAATATTGACAACATATCGATTTTATATAAGATTTGTTTATAAAAAAGGTCTAAATTATTCCTAAAAATAATAGACAAATTATTTTTTAATTATCTATATAAAAAAATTGAAAAAATAATTTAATCAAATGCTAGATTAATTTGTATTAATATCGATGCCTTTTTGGCATAAATTATACCCTAAAATGGGTTCCCCTAAAGTGGGTTAAAAAAAAAATTCCCTATAATGGGTTCCCTAAAGTGGGTAAAAAAAATTCCCTATAATGGGTTCCCTAAAGTGGGTTTAAAAAAAAGGATTCCCTATAATGGGTTCCCTAAAGTGGGTAAAAAAAAATTCCCTATAATGGGTTCCCTAAAGTGGGTTAAAAAAAGGATTCCCTATAATGGGTTCCCTAAAGTGGGTTTAAAAAAAAATGGGTTCCCTAAAGTGGGTTAAAAAAAGGTTTCCCTATAATGGGTTCCCTAAAGTGGGTTAAAAAAAGGATTCCCTATAATGGGTTCCCTAAAGTGGGTTAAAAAAAGGATTCCCTATAATGGGTTCCCTAAAGTGGGTTTAAAAAAAATGGGTTCCCTAAAGTGGGTTAAAAAAAGGATTCCCTATAATGGGTTAAAAAAAGGATTCCCTATAATGGGTTCCCTAAAGTGGGTTTAAAAAAAATGGGTTCCCTAAAGTGGGTTAAAAAAAGGATTCCCTATAATGGGTTCCCTAAAGTGGGTTAAAAAAGGATTCCCTATAATGGGTTCCCTAAAGTGGGTTAAAAAAAGGATTCCCTAAAGTGGGTTAAAAAAAAAAAGGATTTCCTATAATGGGTTCCCTAAAGTGGGTTTAAAAAAAAAGGATTCCCTATAATGGGTTCCAAATAAAAAGTTTTTTTATTCGACTAATCCATCTGCTTGTTCAAATTCATGTTCAATAAATGTTCCTCTGGCTATAATTGGATCATAGGACATTAATATTTTTTCCCCACGTGCTCTTTTTTCTGCCATTCTAAGTAAATATTCGCGTGTAAATTCTGTAGTTTTTCCTTTGCAAGACAAAATAAATTCTTGATATAATGTTTTATCGAGTACAGTTTTATTGTTAGCTTTAAGATAATTATTTCTACTGGTTAGTAGTGAATTAATAAAATTTCGATCACTAAAATAAAATCCCATATTATTTATTTGTTCATAATGATATCCAACAAAAAAGTAATTAAATATAACCAAAAAAGAACCTATTTTAATTGGTAATTCAGTATTATTTAATTTAATTTTACTATCAATTACAGGAACACAACGATTTGCATTTCCTAACACGGTGAATATTGGTTTGTCTTGATAATATATTATTGTACGATTGTCCCAATACTGAAAAAATCTTGTATATTTTACCGTTTTAAAATATTCATCATATTTATGAAACTCGTTTTTTTTATTATTGCTCATCCATTTATATGTAAGATCAATAATAAATTTTGAAACATTATTTAAATCATCAGTAATAATTTCAATTTGATGGAATTGGTTAGATTCGATTGATTTATTAGGATTTGTATAGATAAGATAAGGTAGTTGTCCAGTAAAAACGATATCATTAAATTCATTTATTAATTTTGGTACAATATATTCAATAATTGTATTATTTTCTTTTTCTTGTTTTTCTTGTAGAAATGAAATTGGTTTTGCTTCGACAAAATCAAATGGAAAATGTTTCATTAATAATTTCATTCTTTTGAATACTTTACTAAATCGCCATGCACTTGTAATTGGATCATTATACATTCTAAAAATATCAATTAAAATATATTCTGGATGAATATATCGTAAACCGTCGATTTCAATATATTTAATTTTATTAAATATATTATCAGGCATATATGACATATCACAATATTGTAAAAAATTTGCAAAAACGGTAAAAGTTTCATCATGTTGTGCTTGACGACCAATGACATATTTAATTCCTGTATAGCTTATTCTATTACATATCATTACTAAATCACGAATTGGTCTAGGAGAATAAAATTCAATATCATATCTTTCCCAATCTGGATAAATACGTTTATCGCTATCTTTATCCAAACGATAATGTTGAATTATTGCATGATATGCGGATCCCCCGTATACAATTCTTTTTTGTTCTTTTATAAATTCAATAATTATATTTTTTACTTTAGCATATTCATCATTATTTGGATCTAAAGTTTGATATTTGATTTTCAGAGCATATGTTTCAATATTATCAAGATTATCATCTATTTGTTGTAAATCGATATCTGTATAAAAATTCAATTGAGACATTACAATAATATAATATAAAAATGCTAAATAAAATAATTAATCAAAATAATAATTAAATTATTATTTTAGTTTTTATAAAAAAATTTAATGATATGTATCTTAGATTACATTTGAGATTGTTCCTCGATTTTCAAAAAAGTTTGATACTGCAGACATTTTTATACTATAAAACGCTGTAATATTCTTGATGTACTTTTCATCATCGGGAGACACAAAATTAATAACCGAACCAGTTTTACCAAATCTACCAGTTCTTCCCGATCTATGGACGAATTCAGTAACATCTCGAGGAATATCAAAATTAACAACAAGATCAACTATTGTATCTATTCCTCTAGCAGCAACATCTGAACAAACCAATACTTTAATTTCTCCACGTTTAAATTTATCCATATTTGCATTTCTGACATCTGCTTCAATATCACTATGTAATACTTCAACTGTAATTCCTAGACCACTGATAAAGTTTTTCACATGATCTGCCATAAATTTTCTATTAGCAAATACCATAACTTGACCAACTCCAGATGAACCAAAAATATTTACTAACATTTGTTCTTTTTTATCTGGACTATCTGTTTTGACAAGATATTGTACTTGATTATCAAGTACAACATTTTCAGTTGCAACTGAAATATATACAGGTTTGACCATAAATTGAGTTGTGATTTCTCTAATTTCATGACTCAAAGTTGCTGAATACAATGCAATATTAATTGCATCTGGAACTCTGGAAAATAAATCGATAATATTCTTCATGAATCCGTGATCAAGAATTTTATCGGCTTCATCAAGAACCATTAATTTGATTTCTGAAGTGTCGATATTACCATTTGTAACTAACTTTAACAACTTACCAGGTGTTCCAATGACAAGTTGTTCACTATACATTGGAACTGAATATGTCATTAGTTCTTCATTATCTGGTTTCACATTATGCATATAATCTACTCCACGTTCATCAAGTTTTCTTTCTTGACGACGACGTAAAATATTATCTCCACTATCTTTTTTCCCACGATCATTTTTATCTCCTTCAGCATCTTTTTTGATTGGAATGGCTGTACCTGTATGACATGCGATAGTGATATTTAAGAATGTTGCTAATTGACACGCAACATCATAAATTTGTATTGCTAATTCCCTTGTTGGAGCTAATACAATAGATTGACATTTACGTACTGCAATGTTTTCAGTAATTTTATGTAAAATTGCAATTAAATAAGTTCCCGTTTTACCAGTACCTGTTTGTGATTGACAAAACAAATCATTTCCATTGATCAATGGTGAAATACCAACTGATTGAATAGGACTTGGTAATTCCCATTTTAATACTGTTTGAATTGATTGTATCAATTCAAGTGATAATCCCATTTCTACAAAACTCATACAAGCTGTGCCACTATGTCCAACAACATCAATAGTATTGCCTAATTTTTGATACATACCATAGATTGTACTGTCTTTTTTAACACCCTCTGGTGGTTGAATACAAAACTTGTTTTTTATTTGTTGTATTGGCTTTGATGTAACAACTGTATTAGTAGGAATTACTTCTTTTTCCTTGGTGTCTTTACTATCATCTTTTTTAGATAATTTATTATTGGTTACTGTTTTAACCACATTAACTGTTGGTTCAGGTAATACTGAAGAATCAGTATTAGCAGAACTAATTTCTGCACCGACTTTTTGGTCGGAATTAACACTAGTTTTTTGCACGGCATTCGCAGTCCTGCGTTGCCCTCTGATTTTCGTAATTGACGACATTGTATAATAATATTAATCTTATACATATCTTTAGGTTAAATTAAAAAAATCAATTTTTTTCATATATACTTTATGTATCGATATTATTATATAATATTGATATTATGAAGTCTAATATAACAATATTACTATTGTCCATACTAACCCTGTATTTATGTATATATTTATTTATTAATTTTAATAATTATAAAAATAGTACCAATTTTAAAATAACCGATAAAGTATTACTATCAGATAATACTGTTGTATGTAGAGATATTGATAATAAAGTTGATTGTCAATCTATTATTACTCAAAATAAACTCATTAAATATGATAATTACAAAAATAATGTATATCACAATAAAAATGCATTAATATGTCAAGATGTTGACAATATAAATTCATGTATATGTCTACAAAATGGTTGTAATTACTATAAGAATTTATTTGAACCTACACAAAAAACAACATTAATTGACGGACTAATGACATTTTCTCCAAATAGTTCTATTTATTATACTGGTAGATCATTACCAACATTAAACACCGGTACAAATTCATTTGCATTATCTTTTTTTCTTAAAATTGACAAAATAGATTGTAATTTTATAAGAACTATTGTAGAATGGGATAATTTAAAATTATCTATTATGCCTTATAAAACTCCTTGTTCAACTAAATTATATTTACAATTATATAGTTTATATGAAGATGGAATATTTTCAAATAGTTGTATTGCAGATATGACTTATTATGAATGGAATCATTTTATAATACAAGGCAATAATAATACAATACAATATTATTTTAATGGAGAACCAAGTGATTCCGTACAATTATATAAAAATTATTCACTTGGTGATATCGATAAATATTTTATTATTGGAAACAATTGCCCAGGAATAAGTGTGTACAATATGTATTGGTTTAATAATATTTTAAATATTGATCAAATAAAATATTTACAATTAGAATTAAATGTCAAATGATTACAATGTTTTCATAATATTGTAAATGTAAAAGTAGTTTGATATCCCATGTTATATCAGACGTTTGACTACTTGTAAATATTTATATAACTTCTTATTTTTCATATTTAAAAAAAACATTATTTATTCAAAAAAAAAATAATTGTCCCATCATCCATCGTGCTCGTTGTATTCTCATTTGAAATAAATTTTGTGGAAATGTTCCGTAAGATATAATATTACTTATAAATTTACCATTATAACCATTTGTCTGAACATAGCAACTTAAATCAACATCTTCACCAACACCAAAAGTTGGAAATCCGCCACAAAAATTTAAAACATCACGTTTAATCAACAAATTTGTACCATGAATTGTGTCTAACTGATATATATTGATTACATATTTACTTGTTTTAATATCAATATTTGATGAATAAGGATCAAATAACAAGTCATTTGAAATATCATGATAATATTGTATTCCTGCAACATATGCCAGTTTTTTATTTTTGTAAAGTGATGAATACAATATCTTTAGTCCATTTGGTTGTATTATGTTGTCCGCATCCATAAATAAAATATAATCTGATGGATTTATATTAAGATTTGACATGTACAAATAATTATTTACATTTCCTGCTTTAGCGTATTTTTTGATTTTCCTAGTTATATGGATAATATTACATTTTTTTATAATCATTTACTAAGTTGATACGATCTTCTAGATTTAATTCGTCTAACAGATATATTGTATATTTATCTGTTGGATAATCCATTGAAATGTATGAATTTAATCTATTTGTTATAATATCAATAGATTCTTTGTATACTGGTAACACAATGTCAATACTTGGTAAATCCTCGTTATTTAAATTAATAATGTCATCTTCCTTTATTGTCCGCATAATATTTATTGTAAATATATGATACAAATAATATATAGGAGCAAAAGTTTGGACATGGAATTATATTCAAATTACTCCTAAATTAAAAAATTTATTTAATCATCATAAACAAAAAATACAAGTAAATAAACTTTTTATTGCGCTCTTAGATAAACTATCAACAAGAAATTCATATGACAAATATGAATTTAACTAACATAAAATTAAAGGAGTTACATTAAGATATTTCAATAATAAACTAAAGTAATAGTTGTTTGATGTGATACATTATATCAGTAGTTTAAGCAATTATAATTTATTTTAGATTATTTATTTTAAATTTATATTGAAAATTAACACTTACATTTGTTTTTACTGCAAGTACAATGATTCTTTAACTAATTCATTTTTGCAACGCACATATTTATTGTATATATACAAAATTTTGAATGAAATTAAACTACTGATATAATGTATCAGTAGTTTAAGCGATTATAACTTATTTTAGATTATTTATTTTAAATTTATATTGAAAATTAATACTTACATTTGTTTTTACTGCAGGTATAATGATTTTTTTACTAATTCTTTTTTGCGACGCACATATTTATTGTATAGATACAAAATTTTGAATGAAATTAAACTACTGATATAATCTATCACACCAAACTACTATTACCTATTATATATATATATACATTTTATTTAATGTTTCTGGATATTGTTGTTGATCTACATTAGTCAATGTCTATATTTCTTATAACATTTAACACATTTAATACAAAATTTTTTATTAACTACTTCGAATTTTTTACTCAATTTACCAACTAATTCAGTTAATCTTTCAATAGAGTCATTTAATTTGTTTAAACTTTCATTTACTTTGTTTTTGTTTTTGTTTTTGTTTTTGTTTTTGTTTTTGTTTTTGTTTTTGTTTTTGTTTTTGTTTTTGTTTTTGTTTTTGTTTTTGTTTTTGTTTTTGTTTTTGTTTTTGTTTTTGTTTTT